GCTACCCCGGTCGAAGCCCCCGCCCGCGCGGGGACTTCGCCGCGTCCGCAGAAAGATCCACATCCTGTGGACAACAGAGGCATCATGGTCACCATGGCCCGCATCACCGACACCATCGCCGCCGAACTCGCCACCGGCATCAAGCCCGCTACGCTCCGCCAGTGGATCCACCGAGGCAAGATCACTAGCCATGGAACGGACCACGCCGGGCGCATCCTGGTCGACTTGGACGAGATCGGCCGGGTCACCGACAAGCGCCGCACTTGTGGATCACGCCAGCTAGTGTCACACTGAGCCCACATTCGCCGTGCCCGGATAAGCCCAAGCCCCGCAGCTGAAATGCAGCCACGGGGCTTTTCACGTTTCCGACCTCATCTCTGGGCGGTGATGATGACGCGACGTCAACGGCCGTGCCTCGACTGTCAACGCCTCACCCGCAACCCCAGCCGATGCGACGAGCACCAGGCCGCCTGGCAGGCCCGGCAGGACCAGCTCCGCGGCAGCGCCAGCCAGCGCGGCTACGGCAGCGCCTGGCGCCGCACCGCGGCCGGTGTCCTCGCCGACCACCGCGCCGTCAACGGCGACTGGTGCCCAGGCTGGCACGTGCCCGGGCACGTAGCGAGCGACCTCACCGTCGACCACCTCGTGCCGAAGGCGCGCGGCGGCAGCGACCATCTGAGCAACCTGCGCGTGCTCTGCCGCTCGTGCAACAGCCGCAAGCACGCCAGGTAGCTACTGGCCCCAGGTCACTGGCGTCTGCTGCTGGCCGTACTGCTGCTGAGGGACCGGTGCTGACTGGCGCATCAGGCGGAAGATCAGGAACGCCGAGGCGTGGCCCTTGTGGTCATGGGCGAAGTTCGCCTGATCCAGCTGCCAGCCCAGTGATTCCACGGCCTCGATCTGCTCGGCTACGCCGGACAGCGGGCCCGACCAGTTGCTCTGCAGCGCCCCCTGGTTGACCCGGCACACGAACACGCTCCGGCCCTCGCTGATCGCCCGCTGAGCGTGCTCAGTGATCGCGTTGACCTTGACGTCCTTGATCCAGCCCACGCTGGTCCTCCCCAGTCCGAGCCGCCGCAACGGCGGCCGAGCGCAGCCAAGGTAGCCGCCGAGCTGCCCGGTCGTGAGGCGATCACCAGAACTGGTGCCCCGCGATGCGGTCGCGCCCGCTTCGGGTGTGCGCGATGCCGGGGTGCAGCCGAATACCGGGGGGTGGGTAAATCTCGCGGGGTTGATCGTTTGGGGACCCGGCCCCCAATCCCCCACACGCGGCAGCGAAATTGGGCCGGTTTTTTGACCGCGGCCGTTGTTGGGGGTGGCGCCGATGCCCGCTGGGCGCCCTCCGAAGCCGGTCGAGCGCAAGCGCCGCGCAGGCAACCCCGGCGGCCGGCCGCTGCCCGAGCCGGTCGTCCAGCTCGCCGCGGTCGCGCACCTTCCGCCAGCTCCGGCGACGCTCGGCGCGGCCGGCCGCTCCGCGTGGGACCGGCTGTGGACCGCCGGGCAGGCCTGGCTGTCACCGACCACCGACCTCGACGTACTGACCCGGCTCTGTGAGGCCCACGACGAACGCGAAGCGATCCGCGACGCCATCGCCGACGAGGGCTACATGGTCACCGGCTCGATGGGGCAGCGCCGAGCCAACCCGCTGCTGTCCGAACTGCGCGCGCTCGAAGCCCAGATGACCAAGTACGAGAGCTTGTGCGGTTTCACCCCGGCGGACCGTGCCCGCCTCGGCTACGCGGAGGTGAAGCGTGCCAGCAAGCTCGACGAACTCCTCGCGCGGCGGGCGGCGCGCGACCAGTAGGCCGCCGAAGGCCTGGCCGCCGCGGTTCCTGACCCCGGTCCCGGCCGCCGACGTGCGGCGCGGGGACGGCGAGCACGTCGCGGAGTTCATCGAGACGCTGTGCACGGTCACCCGGGACACCTTCGCAGGTCCCTCCGGCTCGCCGCTGGTGCTCCGGCCCTGGCAGCGCACGCTGCTCGGGCACGTCTTCGCCCGCCGCCCGGACGGGCGCCGACGGCACCGGGTCGCGCTGGTCGGCGAGCCCCGCAAGAACGGCAAGAGCGGGCTTGCGGCCGGGATCGCGCTGGAGGGGCTGTTCGAGTGCGCCGGGGCCGAGGTCTACTCGTGCGCAGGCGACCGCGAGCAGGCCCGCATCGTGTTCGGCGACGCCCGCCGCATGGTCGAGAACAGCCCGGACCTGGCGGAGGCCTGCAAGGTCTACCGGGACGCCATCGAGGTCCCGGCATCCGGCAGCGTCTACCGGTGCCTGTCCGCGGAGGCTTTCACCAAGGAAGGGCTCAGCCCGACCCGGGTGGTCTTCGACGAGCTGCACGTCCAGCCGAACGACGAACTCTTCAACGTCATGGCCCTGGCGGCCGGCGCCCGGATCGACCCGCTGCTGTTCGCCATCACCACCGCCGGCGTCAAGACCGACAGTTCCGGACGCGACTCGGTCTGCTACCGGCTGTTCCAGTACGGCCAGCGCCTGGCGGCCGGCGAGGAGAGCGACCCGAGCCTGTTCATGGCCTGGTGGGGCGCCCCGGACGACGCCGACCACCGGGACGCGAAGGTGTGGGCAGCCGCGAACCCGGCCTACGGCGACCTGATCGACCCGGAGGACTTCGAGGCCGCGGTCCGGCGGACCCCGGAGGCGGAGTTCCGCACCAAGCGGCTCAACCAGTGGGTCAACACCGCGACCGCCTGGCTTCCGGCCGGCGCCTGGGATGCCTGCGCGGACCTGGGGAGGGCGATCGAGCCGGGCGCCGAGGTGTGCCTTGGGTTCGACGGCTCGTTCAACGGCGACTCCACCGCCCTGGTGGTCGTGGCTTGCGGCGAGGTGCCGCATGTCGACGTGGTCGAGGCATGGGAGCGGCCGGCGGAGGCCGGGCAGGGCTGGACGGTGCCCATCCTGGACGTTGAGGACGCGATCCGGGCCGCCTGCCGAAGGTGGACGGTCCGTGAGATCGTCTGCGATCCCTATCGGTGGGCCCGCTCCTACCAGGTGCTCGAGGACGACGGCCTGCCGGTGGTGGAGTTCCCGCAGTCACCGGCCCGGATGATTCCGGCGACCACTCGCTTCTACGAGGCCGTGATGAACCGCGCGATCACGCATTCCGGGGACCTGCGGCTGGCCCGGCATCTGGCCAACTGCGTCATCAAGACCGACAGTCGCGGTAGCCGGCTGTCCAAGGACGCAAAGGGCAGCCCTCGTCGCATCGACCTCGCCGTCGCGGCCGTGATGGCCCTCGAACGGGCCTGCCAGGAACCGGAAGTCGCCGCCGTGCCGCAGTTCTTCAGCTGGGCCGACCTGTAGGAGGTGAGCGTCCGTTGCGCCTGCCGCGCTTTCGCCGCCCGCCCCGACCCGGCCGCCGGACAGTCTCCGACGCCGTCGAGCTGGCCGGCCTGGGCTGCCTGGACGGCGCCGCCTGGTGGTGGCAGCCGATCGTCGGCCTGCTCGTCCTCGGTGGCCTGCTCGTCTTCGTGGGGTGGGTGATCGGCGATGAGCCTGATCCGCAGGGCCAGTAAGCGCCCCGAGAAGCGGTTCTACGCACCGCCCAGCTCGGCCGGCGACCCCTGGGCAATCCCCTCCAACGGCTCGTTGGCCGCCTACACACCGAGCGGCGTGCCGGTCACCGAGGACACCGCGATGAGCCTGCTCGCGGTCGCCGCGTGCGTGCGGATCCTCGCCAACGCCCTTGCCGGGCTCCCGTTCGACGCGGTCCGCATGCGCGGCGCGGTGCGCGAGACTCTCGAGCCGCCGCCGCTGATCATCAGCGATCCGTTCGGCGGCACCAACTCCACCGCCCTGCCCACGCGCCGACAGGGCTTCGTCCAGATGATGGTCAGCCTGCTGCTGCGCGGCAACGCCTACTGTCTCGTGCTGGCCCGGGACTTCCTCGGCCGGCCGACCCGGCTGCAGGTGCTGCACCCGGACCGGGTCCGGTGCGGCTGGGACCCGGAAGGCTCGGGCCAGAAGGTCTACCAGATCAACCGGCAGAAGGTCCCGGCCGGCGACATCGTGCACCTGATGGGTCTGTCGTACCCCGAGGCCGCGACCGGCATGTCGGTCATCTCCTATGCCCGCAACGCCATCGGACTCGGGCTCGCGGCAGAGGAGTTCGGGAGCCGGTTCTTCGGCTCCGGCGCGCACATGTCCGGCGTCATCGAAGTTCCGGGCGACCTGGACAAGGAACGCGCACGGCAGCTGAAAGAGTCGTTCCAGGCCTCGCACTCCGGGCTGCAGAACTCCCACGCGATCGGTGTACTGTCCGGCGGCGCCGAATGGAAGCCGATCAGCGTCAGCCCCGAGGACGCCCAGTTCCTCGGCACCCGCAGCGCCCAGAACCTCGACATCGCGATGCTGTTCGGGATCCCGCCGCACATGCTCGGCCAGGTCGACCGGACCACCAGCTGGGGAACGGGCATCGAGCAGCAGAGCCTCGGCTTCCTGCGCTACACCCTCGAGGGCTGGACTGGCGCTTTCGAGGACGCCTGGTCCGCGCTGCTGCCCCGGCCGCAGGTTGCCCGGTTCAACCACGACGCCCTGCTGAGGACCGACACGGCCGGCCGGTACGCGGTGTACTTGCAGGCCCGCACCGCCGGAATCCTCACCAAGGACGAGATCCGGGCGTACGAGAACCTCGCACCGCTGCCGGACGGCAAGGGCGCCGACCCCGATGCGCCGCTCAACTCCTCCAGCAGCGGGGTGAAGACCGGCGGGGACGCCGCCGACCCCGGCGCGCACAGTGCCAAAGCCGACGCCGAGTCAGGACAGGAGCCGTGATGGACTTCAGCCAGCGTGCCACCCAGCCGGTCGCCCTCGAGCGGCGCTCGGTGCCGTTCCGCGATGTCGAGCTGCGCGCCAAGCCGGACGGCGCCGGCGGCGAGACGCTCGCCTTTACCGGGTACGCGTGCGTGACCGAGCAGGGCTACGAGATGTACGACTGGCTCGGCCCCTACACCGAGGTCGTCCGCTCCGGCGCGTTCAAGGCGACCCTCTCGGCCGGCGCCGACGTGCCGTTCCTCGTCAACCACGGCGGTCTGACCCTGGCCAGGACGCGGTCGGGCACCATGTGCCTGGCCGAGGACGACACCGGGCTGTACGTCGAGGCTGACCTGGACCCGGCCAACCCGGATGTCCTGGGCCTGCGTTCGGCGATGTCCAGGGGCGACGTGGACGAGATGTCGTTCGCGTTCTACGTCACCCGCCAGCAGTGGAGCCCGGACTTCGACCAGCGGGACATCCTCGAAGTCGACATCCACAAGGGCGACGTGTCAATCGTCAACTTCGGCGCGAACCCGAACACAGCCGGCGCCCAGCTGAACAGCCGTGACCTGGCCGGCCACCTGGACCGCCTCACCGCAGCCGAGCGGCGCGAGGTGTTCGACCGGCTCGCCGCCGAGTTCCGCAACCAGCCGGCCGAGCCCGTCGGCATGCCGCTGTGGCGGGCCCAAGCCGAACTCCTCGGCCTGTAGCCGCACCTGGACCACCCACCCGTCGCCCTGTGGCGCCGGGTGCTTCCGCCTGCCCGAGCAGGCACGCCAATCACCCACCACCGCAAGGAGGAGAGCCCTCGTGCAGGAGCTCATCAAGTCCCTCATCGAGCGGCGTGCCAAGCTCAAGACCGAGCTGGACGCGCTGATAGCCGCACCGACCGCCGAGGCCCGCGACCTGACCACGGCCGAGGCCGAGTCCTTCGCCGCCAAGCGCGACGAGATCCGCGCGCTGGACGAGCGGATCACCGAGCTGACCGAGCAGGCCGAACGGGATGCCGCCGCGGCCGAGACCGCCCGGAAGTTCGCCGCCTCGGCCGAGCACCGCTCGCCGGCCGATCTGAGGGTCACCGAACCGCAGGTCTACCGCTCCGGACCGGGCGGCGAGAGCTACTTCACTGATCTCTACCTGGCCACCCGCACGGGCGATGCCCAGGCCGCCGACCGGCTGCGCCGCAACAACGCGATGGTGGCCGAGAAGCGCGCCATCTCCACCGTCAACGGCTCCGGCGGCGAGTTCGTCCCCCCGTTGTGGCTGGAGGAGCAGTTCGTCCGCTTCGTGCGTCCGGGCCGCGTGACAGCGAACCTGTGCGTGCAGGGCGAGGTCCCGCCGGGCACCGACAGCATCAACATCCCCAAGATCGCCTCCGGTTCTGCGGTCGCGCCGCAGGCCACTCAGAACACCGGTGTGCAGTCCACCGACCTCACGACCACCAGCATCGCCGCCAGCGTGCTGACCATCTCCGGCGGCCAGACCATCTCCATGCAGCTGGTCGAGCAGTCCCCGCTGAACATCGACGACATCGTCCTCGAGGACCTGGCCGCGGACTACGCGATGAAGCTGGACGCCGGGCAGGTGCTCAACGGCTCCGGCTCGGGCGGCACCGCGATGGGCCTGCTCAACCTGGCCGGCACCAACTCGGTTGCCTGGACCCAGGCCACACCGGCGCTCGGCGGCGCCGGCGGCCTCTACTCGAAGATCGCCAACGCGATCCAGCTCATCAACACCACCAGGTTCCAGACCCCGGACGCCATCGTGATGCACCCGCGGCGCTGGTGGTGGGCCGTCAGCCAGTCCGACAGTCAGTCCCGACCGCTGGTCGTCCCCTCGGCTGCGAACCCGATGAACATCCTCGCCCGCATGGAGGGCGAGGTGCCGGCCGAGGGCCTGGTCGGCGAGATGCTCGGCCTGCCCGTGTTCGTCGACGCCAACATGCCGACCAACCTCGGCGCCGGTACCAACCAGGACGTCATCGTGGTGGGCCGGTTCCGGGACTACTACCTGTGGGAGGGCTCGGTTCGCGCCGAGGCCTTCCAGCAGACGTACGCCCAGAATCTTTCGCTGTTCTGCCGTCTGTACAACTATGCCGCGTTCCAGGCCGCCCGCTACCTCGCATCGACCGCGGTCATCACCGGCACCGGCGCCGTCACCCCGACCTTCTGACCCCTGCCGTGCCCGGCC